CTTGTATCAGCAGTTAGCCAGTACTGATACGAGAGCGTAACTGTGAATTCTTCGATGGTATCATTTGAATCCCATCCAAGATCAATCGCAGCAATATCCGATGGGAACATGCCCACAAATCTGTATTCCTTGATTGGTGAACCGCCGACTTTAGCGTATTGGTAAACATTTGCGTCTACTGCATACGATGGGCCGATGGTATTAACCGCACCAGGCTCGCGAAGATTTGTGATGTTACCATTGATACCACGGTGCCATCTTTCAAACGCATTGCGGATAGCAAAATCTTCGTCGTTGATGATCGTTACTGACCATTCGGCGAAAGTTCTGTTACCAGCAACCTTGATTTGACGACCAAAGTAAGGAACGTCCACAACCCCTAGTGTTGATCCTGGAAGCTGTGCAGTCTTTACCATAAAGCGAGACTGGGAACCCGCAAGGGAACCCAGCTCGACATAGTTAGGAAACTGCAGAACGACCTCAAATAGATTAGGGCGTGCACCATCATACTTTAGTGCTGTTCTGAATTGATCGACATTAAATGCCATTTGTAATTACTCCTATGTCCTATTCTATTTATTAGAAGCGTCCTACGACTTCCTCAAACGAAACCCCAGTACGAACAGCAACGAAGTTCAACTGAATGAAGTTGATGCTCTTTGCTGGCTTAACGTAGATATCACCAACGAAAGAATTGCTGTCAATAACTTCTGGCGTATTGTTCGTTTCGTCGCAAACCACACGATAATCATAGATACCGCGACGTCCCTGCACCAAGCGCAGGAATGGCTCAACTAGGTTAACAAACTGAGCTCTTGTGAACTCATCGTTAAACTCGAACAAGCTTGAACGAGCAGCGCGAGAAATTGACTTCTCAAGGGTAATAAACAGACGGCGAACATTGATACGATCAAACGCCGAAGGACGGCCAAGCAGAGTCTTATCACCGTAAAGGATTGTTCCTTCACCAGCGAACGAAACTACTGGGTTGACGTCATTCTTGTAAAGTTCGTCACGGTTGGCCTTGGTTGGGTTCCAGGCTAGCTTGATGACGTTCTTAATTTGACCACGAGTCACACCAGCTGGCGAGAACCAAGGATCGCGATCTGTATCTGTACGAGCGCACAGACCAGCAATATCGCCATTCAGTGGGACCCAACGGTATGCATCGTTGTACTTGTCGTACTGATACTTCCAGTTTCCGTCCATAACAGCATAAGACTTGGCAACGTTAGCCAGAGCATTCTTACGATAGTTAACAACGGCAGTCGTGGCATCAGCGGCTTGTACGTTAGCTAGGGCTGGCGATACGAATGCAACGCAGTCCTTACGAGCATCTGCTAGGTTATTGATGACGTCAAGCGCGACTGTTTGGTCGTGGTTTGCGGTCATAACTAGCGAGATGTCTACTGTTTCTGCATTCTTCAGCTTGTCATAAGCAGCGATAATTTCTGCATTAGTTGGAGCGATATATGTACCGCCAACTAGCGAGAAGCTGTTGCTTGTTGAAGCCATTTCTGGGAAGGTGTATGTTGAGTTAGCAGCAACATCCCACGTATCGTCATTACCGCTGACGTCTAGTGGCTGACCTGTCCAGTAAACATACTTCGAATTGCGCAGTAGATAATCCTTGTAGTACAGAGACTGACCAGAATCATCCTTGGCATTCGTCGACTTCGACAGATTCGAGAAGCGCTCTAGAACCGTGTTTGGGGTTCCTGTGAACTTGCCGTCTTCGTCAACAACTACGATATGTAGTTCGTCGTTTGCGTCGGACTTAAAGTTTGTAGCAACAAAGTTTGACGTTGCTGGAGCCTTGTCAAACAGCGAGCCATACATCCAAGTTGACATCGCAACTGTTGTATTCGCCCAAACGCTGACTTTTAGGGAATTTCCCAGATCGCCAGGGTAACGAGCAGCGAATGCCGTATTGCCCAGAGCCGAGAAGTGGTTTAGCTCGTAATCGTCTTCGTTGCCGATTTGGATTGATTCGCCGTCATATGCCGTATCTGCTGTATTTGCACCAGCGTATGCGGTATAGGTTGACGAGTTAGCTGCACGAACAACACGTAGGTCGTTTGCATAAGCGAGGAAGTTCGCAGCTGTAAAGAATGTGCCATAAGTTGCAGTGTTTGGCTTGCCGAACACTGATACTAGTTGAGTCTCATCTGAGACCTGACGCACTACATCAACAGGACCCCAAAGGAAAGGACCTGCGACGGCGCCAGTCGATGTAGATACTGAAGGAATGACTGTTGTCAGATCAATTTCTGATACATTCACGCCTGGTGATACTTGAAATGCCATTTTGTATTCTCCTGTTATAGGATCCTAGAAGGTGAATCTATTTAGTTATTTTACAATTTCCCATACTGAACCATCCTCAACCAACATAGCATTAGTATATTCATCACCAGACAATGGTATTGGTAACATATCTTCTTCAATTTGCTTCATTTGATCCCTGTACAACTTATCTTTGATGTTAGTGTTACAGAGATCAGAGAAAAACGGTTGATTTGTCATCCACGAAAATAAAACCAAGCACATAACTAGGTCATCGTGGGATCCTTCATCAGCCTCATAGCTATTACTCTTATTTATAAAAGTGGAGAGTTCTGCGATAATATCGAAGTCTTCTACGATAAGCTTGTAGCTCTCAATCAGGCTCTTCATCAGAGAACAGCCTAGACGCTTGGTAGACTTCGTTGTTCTGATACCACGAACAGCCCTACCACCACCTGCCCAAGTCAGAGTGATCTTTTTATTTTGCTCAGCAGTAGAAAGAATGTTTTCGTACTCAAAGTCGTCAAATAGACTATCTGAGATCTGCTGACCATTGTCGTTGATCTCTACTAGAATATATGCGTCGTTGTAGTATCTGCCGATCTTGGCTACAATTGAAGGATAAACTACTGGGGAAATCTCGTTGTCTTTATACTTACAGACTATTCTGTATGGTATCTCAGTAACATCAATGACCACAAAGGCAGAGTAGTCAAGACCCTTTCCTCTAGAGGTATCTACCGTGATCACATATTTATGACCAGGAATAGGTTCCTGATGGATAGACAGGCCATGGATTGTGTTCTTTACTTTGGGCAATCTAAACGTCAGGCTCTTGAGCACCATACCAGAGATAAGAGTGCCGATAGAACCCTGGAACTCGCATTCCATTTCCTGTAGATACTTCTCGTCACCCAGAACTCTCTGTTGTTCTTTGGCCCATTCTTCGGTTCTGCCTGGCACCTGACGCCAGTTAGCTTCGATGGTTACGAAGCCATTCTTGTTCTCAACAGCCTCATTCCACATCTTATAGTAGTGGTTCATGCCATTAGGCGTTGACGAGATAAGAATCTTGGAACTAGTACCAGAAGTGATTGTTGGGTAAACTGAGGTGAAGAATTCTTCGGCGATGTTATTGGGAACGAACGCAAACTCGTCAAGATACAGAAGCGAGATGGAGAAACCACGAATCGCCGAAGAAGCTGTCGAGTCAGCCAGCACTCTAGAGTTGTTCTCTAGTTCAATATCACCCTTGTTCCATGTCTTGACGCCTTGCTGAATCCAGTGAGGGAGTTCTTCGTAGGCAATCTTGACGCGGGATAGAATTTCTCTGGCCGTCTTTGCCTTGTTGGCCAGAATAGCCACCAGCTTATCTTGGTTGAATAGAATGTACCAAAGGATATAGCCAACAACCATGGTAGTCTTACCGACCTGACGGCCAGCTTTTACAATTACCTGGCGGTTCTTGTTTATCTTGTGTAAAGCTTCTTGCTGGAAAGGATACAGCTTAATGTTCTGTAAGCCATGGTCAAGAGTAATTATCTTAACATATCGTTCGGCGAAATACGCAGGATCTTCAGAACACTTGACATACTCGTCAATCTGTTCTTGAGTCATGTTGAAGGGAACTCCAACACGTTTCAGCTTTGGATTCCCCAAATATTTCTTTACTTGGTCAACTACTGCGTTCATTCTTAATCTTCTTCAGCAACTCAGCAGTAGAACCAACAAACACAGCCTTATCAACAGTCACCTGGGTAGGTGCAGCCTGTTCCTTGGGCCCATCCAGTTCTCTCTTTTGCTTTTGTAGCACCATCAGCTTGTCTGTCATATCGCTGAGATTCTTGACGAGTGTGGCAGCAACTTCGTATGCTCTCGGATGTTGAGACTCTTTGGCCACCTGAAGAATACCGTCTAATGCTTCGTTTCCTTTCTCGATTAGCTCATAGTGAGTCATGCGAGCATAGTCGAAGTCTTTATCAGCATCATTCTGAGTCATTACCTTGGCTACAGGTTTCTCGGCTGGTTCAGCTGGGATGTACTCTGTCTCTAGTATTTCGCTCAGGTTCTTATCAATTTCACTCATAAATTAGAATTCTTCAATTGTAGTTGTAAATCCGAATGCAGAATTAGGACCAGCTGTGTTTGGGCTTGGCGTAACAGTAATTTCAACCAATAGTTTACTAGTTGCGTAGACTGTATTTGGTCTGTAGCTGGTATTTGTCACAACGCCAATTACGTTACTTGTGTTGGAGAAAGTTCCATTTGTATCATAGACTAACAGTTTGCTTAATGTATTGCTATATGACTGAACGTATCCAGTTGCAGTAGCATTCTCAATGCTCGATCCCTGATAAACCATCTCTCCAGTCTTATATATGGCGTTGCTTGTGTTAACCAGCGTCATCTCAACTACTGGTATCGAAGGATTATCGTTATATATGTTAACCAATGAAGAATTGATTATGTTGATTGAGCTTATTGGCCCAAACAGATAACCCTTAACAGTAAAGTTGAGAGTCCAAACCAACACTCTTGTTGATGATTGATCTCCCTCATAAGAATCATCGTATGTGATTCCATTGAACACAATAGGAAGATCCAGCTTTATCTCACCAGTTCCTAGGAAGTCTGCTGTTACTGTATAGTCTGGATTGAAATAAGGAAGTATCTGTTCGACTATCTGCATACCATCTTCAGTATTACGCACGAAGATATGCAAGTTGAAGTCAAAATTGTATGGCGTCATCTTGACGCTTTTAGCTGTAGATGTCGAAGCGCCATTAAGATAATTATCAACCATAGAGCTGATCTTGCGCAATGGATCATATGTCAATCCAGTGCACTCAAATGCCATACGAGGTAGAACTATCTGGACTTCTTTGGTCAGGTCAATATCTTGAGTAATTCTTTTATAGAATCTTTCCTTTGACGCATACGCCAGAGGAACCACTATACGCTCAATCTCTACGGTTCCTGCATTATTGTACCGAACCATCTTCAGATTGTTAAAGATATTACCAAATATAATAACAAGCTTGCGAACTGTTCTGTGATAAAATTGTCTGTTCGATAACATTATGGAGCACCAAATGGATTCTTCTCGGTGAAGTCAAGAATATCGTCGCCATTCGTCTGGAAGAAGTAGTTCTCCCCGAATGCATTTTGCGTTGCTTCTTGCTGAAGATTGTACGAGGTAAGAACGAAGTATGCGTTTGATGTTGCGCCTTTAATTGCCGCGTTGGCATCAAACTCACCCATGACGTTTCTGAGACGCAGGGTATTGGTTGTAACATCAAAGCCAGCAACAACAGCCTTGGCAGTTGCCGTTTCTAGGCTAGAACCCTGATACACTATTTCGTTGGTCTGGTACGAGGCTGACGAAGCATTGGCTGTCATTGTATAGTTGACAGACTGAGCGAGTCTATTCGCCATATCGTCAATCTCTTCAATGCCAGTATCTAACAGCTCGCCGTTGTACTTGAATGTTTCTATATTCAAGACGTACATATAAGGGTTTTTGCTGTTCCTGCCCAGCTGGAAGAAGTTGCGTTCTTCTTCGACGAATCTAATCTCCATCAGCTTCATCTGAATTGGTAGATATATTAGGTCGCCTTCTTTCGGCACATTACGCAGGTCTTTACCCATCAATCGCTCAAAGGTTCTTCTGGCCACAGCCACTCTTGCAGACTCATCAATCTGCAGACCAAACTTGGAAAAGAATTCCTTGTTACCTTCGTAGTCTTGGAATGTCTCAAGATACATGTCAATCTTGATAGCCTGATTGTAGTATTTTACAGGATCATCACCAAACAGTGTGTCTAGAGTTGACTGAGAAGCTCTAGGCAAATAGTATACATCAATCCCATGATTACGGATTGACTCGATAATCAAATCTTCCAATAGCCACTGTTCTCTAGTGGCATTTTGGTTGTTGAAGTATACTGATGTTGGCATTATCCAACCTCAAACATTGGTGGCTCTTCGAACTCATCGCGCAGCTTAATTTCTAGTCTGGCTATCTCAGTCGAGGCTTCGTCATATATCTGCTGACCGTTGACAACTATACCGCCAGGAAGCGTGTAGTTGCCATACTTCTTCATGTTCTCGCCCCACTGACGCTTGATCAGCTGGGTTGTGTATTCCTTGAGCCAGGAGTCATTATAGACTCTGGTGTATGTGTCTGGTTCTAGATACTTGACGCATTCTATTACGATATATGAACCAGCTGGAACTTCTGGCGCCGACCAGTTCATATCAATGTGCAGTCTATCCATCTTTCTGTTGAAGCGGATAAAGTTTTCGCCAACCAGAATCATCTCGAGCATACGAATATGGCTACGAGCGATGTAGTAGTAGGTGTACGAAGATGACGTAAACTCATACAGCTCGTTCAGGCGCAGCTGATAGTTCAGGTCAAAAATATTAAAGTTCGTCCCAGAGCCAGAGTTGGTCACCGTTCCAGAATAGATTGGAAGGATACGAGTGACACCGATAATTGAATCTGGAAGATTGATATACTTATTGGTGATATCTTGCTCGGTGATCTGGTATGCGACGTAATCGTATTCGCTACCGTCAAAATGGTACTCGCCATACAGTTGAATGGCGTCGTCGATACGATCGTCAACCTGATCGTCGTCTACGTTGATGTCGATTACTGGGAAACCCAGTTTTCTCAGACAGTAATCTTTGAGTTGTTCTTTTGATGCTGGTTTGGCCATTTTGGAATCCTTTGGCTTTCTAGACTATTTAGTCAGTAATAGATTTTGTATGTTCCAGACGTTATGTCGCTGCTACTTAGAATTTCCCAAGCCCAAAGTCCAGAGGCATAGTATGACGCATCAAGAGCAGAATACTCTACGTTAGTTGGGTCTACTATTTTACGAAAAGCCCCAAGTTGCGCGCCAGAATATCCGCTTAAACTGAAAACGAAAGAATAATAACTGTGGCCATATTGATTCGCTATCAATAAGCACTGCGAGTTGCCATCATCATTTTCATATTGTGACTCACTATAAACATTATTAATAGTGTATATCTTAAACGTTGAGTTGGTTATTGATCCGACAGTAGGAGGCCCAGAATAATAACCAGTTCTGCTAGTTCCGCAATTGGGGTAGTTGTAACCACTGAGTAATCCAGTAGTAAGCGTGAACTCGTGCATCAAAACTCCACGACCACCTCTACGCAAAAAACTCATAATATATCACCCACAACCACAATCTCATTAGTTGCTGTGTATATAACAGTCGCTGTACAGAATCTATTGGCAATATTTGAAGTTGCAAAAAACGAGCTATTTGACTTTTTAAGTGCAGTTGTGTTTGCGATTACTGTATTGCCAGTACCATGTCTAAGCAGAGTAATAGCAAATCCGCTAGTGGCAGAAACATCAAAGGTGATGTTAACAGGGTTGGCCGTGGTTGCATTATTGCAAACAAGAATCTTACCAGCGCAGTTTTCGTTAGCTGAGAAATTTGCAACTGAGATTGACTGAACTGGAGTGTCAATAATGGTAGTATTTGAGAAATGTACGTTAGCTCGTCCAGCGGTCGTATTAACACTCAGAGAGTTTGATGTGAACACGTTACCAGTGTAGATATTGGTTGTTATGTTGGCATTGCCAGTAATGTGCAGGTTTGATGACGGAACCGTGGTGTTGATTCCAATCCAACCTTTAGCGTATACGTTAGAAGTCCAGACATTTGTAACAATGTTAGCATTGCCAGTAACATGCAGGTTTGATGTTGGAGTGGATATTGCTAATCCCAAATTACCACTTGGGATATATACTGGTGCAATATTTGCAGCTTCACCAAATCTGTATCTGGTACCATCAAAATACAAATAGGTATTGCCGCTTCGACCAAGATATATTGCACCCTGTTGATCTGTTCTACCAGCAGTAATATCGCCAAGATTGATCACTATACCAGTGTTTGGGCCAGTCACACCAGGCCAAACATTCATTGAAGATATGTTAGATTTACTTGCAGGATCAACAAAATATGTTAGATCATCAGAATCTCTAAATACATTTGCTCTGAGTTCCCCAGAGCTCTGCAAATATTCTCCAGTTGCACCTGCAGTCAGCCTTACTGAATAATCTGATGTTCCTGCATCAGTATCATGGAAGTCGATAAACTTGCCAATTTCCATGACACCATCTGTAGCAACAACTGGAACTCCACCATTCCACCAGTCTCCAGAAACTGGTGGTCTGGTATTGAATGACACATTAGCGTTAGCAGCATCTGCACCAGCTTGAACCACAACTCCTATCGTAGTTGTATTGTTGAATACAAGATTCTTCTTTGTTAGCTGCACACCAGAGTTGGCTGACACTGATACGGTGTTAGCAGCAGCATTAGCCAATGCAGCCACCGCGCCGATATTAGTTCCACCTTCGATCAACGAGAATGAGATGTTAGCGTTACCAGCTGCTGTTCCAGCACCTTCGTACACAGACACTAGAATTGAACTTGAGTTGACAAAATTAAAACCAGTTGTATTCTGTTGAGAACCACCATTAGCGTATACTTCACCAATACCAGAAGAACAAACTCGTGTCACCTTTGTGTTTGATACAAGCGATGTGACTTGGGTGATTTCTAATGGGGATTTCCAAACGGCGGCAGTTGCTCCAGTAAACCCTAGATCCAAGTATTCCACATAAACGTGTGGGGAAAACGAATAAGTGTCTGTTGTTTCGCCGATCGTAATTGTTGAGTTTGTTCCATCGTCTCCGAATCGTACACTTTTTGGTCCGATTCCCTTCATGGACTGTTGGTATGCATAACAATTTTGCCAATTATATCTGGCGCCAGTCCCGCTATCGTTGTTGTATCCACCTAATTTTATGGTAAACGCTTTTCCGCTACTACCGCTGATACCAGAACCAGTACCATAATCATACACATGCACTAACATATTCAACATAGTATAGTTGTAGAATGTCGGTAGCTTAATTTGTATAGCACCAGTTGTTGGGGAAGTGCTTGCTATAAATGTTCCGCCTTTAGGCGAAGTTATCCTGATGCCAGAGGCGCTAGAAGATCCAACTAGATCAAACGTACTGTTAGACTGGAACTCGACATTGGCGTTACCAGAGAATGTTGCTCCAGCACCAGCAGCCACAGTGACTAGAGTTGTGTAAGAATTGCTAAAGTTCAGGTAAGAGTCATTGACTATTGATCCACCATTAGCATAGACTCTAACAGTATTAGCTGCAGCGTTGGCCAATGTTGACGCATATGTGTTAGCGTTGCTTATATTTGTGTTTATGGTGCCGAACGTTGTATTGGTAGTCGCAAATGTAGTAT